GCCATATGAAATGGAGCTACCACTTACCGTAGCCATCCTTGCCCTAAAGAGAGAAGCCGTTTGCCATAGCACTAAAATTTTTCCTGATACTGGATCATAAGCAGCTTTTACAAAAGTGGCCGATCCAGACTCAAAGTTTGTACCAGAGGTGAAGTTGATTGATGTTCCGCTAACTGTTCCAACGTAAGCATAACCAGTGCCTGTTGTAGCTACAAAAACTACAACTTTATTGGAGTTGGTATCATATACAGCCGCAGTGCTATTTGGCGTAATACCAGAGGTGAAGACTGTATCCGATCCAGCAGACTCAGAGGTGCTAGAACCTGAAATAACACTCACAGTCCCATCGCTATTAACGACAACAGTATCTCCAGTGGCTAACGCACCAGAGGCGATAGCACGAACTTCACCATCTACAGGGGCGTTACCAATGAACCGCATTAGCTAATCTCTTCGTATGAAACAATTACTTCCAAGTCGTTTGCTGTGCCAGCAGTGACAGTGAGAGACATATCCTCTTCTAAATACATAGCGGTACTCTTGTCTAGTGCTACAAGGGAAGAGTCAGCAGCTACAGATGCAGTAGATACAATAGAGAAGGCTGTGCCGCCACCTGCTGCTGCACTATGCAAGTCTACAGTAACGTCACAGGCATTTAGCCCATCTACGTTTGCTACTATAATCATGTTTACTTTAACTACTTTACCAGAAGAAGCTGGATTATAAACCAGTACTGTTGCAGCTGTACTAGATAATGCAATCTGATCTGTTTTGCCAGTGATTGTGCTGACATTTACGATGTTTGGTGCGGTCATTGAGTTTCTCCTTTAACCGAATACGATAGCCATAGCGATGGCTTTTCCTGTTGATGCTTTTACATCTAGTTGAGATTGAATGCCAGAGGTGACACCGTTGAGATAACCTACTTCTGTAGCACTTACACTTGCAGGCCATGCTGGTAAGTTAGCATCATAACCTTGTACAGTAGAACCTATGTCTGTGTCAACTACTACGTTACTACCACCGTTTTGTAGTGTACCTGTAAAGTTAGCCGTTGTAGCATCAAGCTTAGCAGTATCTGCATCAAAAGCCTGTACACTAACACCAATGTCACCTGTAGCTACAATACCTGCTTCTGCTAGAGTGTTGTTTACCCACTCAGAGCCGCTGTATTTAAGTATCTCTCCTGCACCTACAGAAGTGATGGTTACATCTGTTAAACCACCTACTGTGGAAGCTACAGCTGATTCTTTAGCTAAAGGGAAGCCACCCTGTGTAGAACCATCGTGTACAACAATAGTATTCTTTGTTGTATCAACAGTTATCTCACCCCCAGCGCCTGTAAAAGTAGAATGATCTGATGTTGTGCCTCTACGGCGTTGTATTTGTGTAGACATTTATAATGCTCCGTAGTCTGACGTTGAAGTTGGTGAAGTGTTGATAAACCCATAATCAGCTACAGTAGCACTAACTACACTAGCTAGAGCTAATAGATTAGTATAAGTCTCTTCTGCTTTCTCTGCGTAATGCAAAGCAGAAAAGCCAGTAGTAGAACTATCAGAAAGTGTGAACTGTGAGTCTTCTGGGTTAATAGCAAGCTTCTGTGCATCTGCTGCACTATCTGCTGCTGCGGTTGCTGAACCTAGAATGCCATCTACATATGTTTTATTAGTGAGGTCAGAACCTGTAGTTGGTGCACCTGCACCTGTAATCTTGCTGCCACCCATAGCAATGGCACCAGTCATGGTTCCACCAGCTAAAGGTAACTTAGTTGCGATACTGCTTGTTAGAGTAGTATAAACATTGTTATCATCGTTGATAGCTGCAGCAATCTCATCTAACGTATCTAGTGTAGCAGGAGCACCCGCAATCAAGTTAGCTATTGATGTATCTACATAATTCTTCGTTGCGGCTTGTTGTGCGCTAGAAGGATCAGTAACGTTATTCAGTGTAGTATTAGTAAAGTCTGCACCACCGTTAACTGTTAGGTCACCGCCAATAGTGACATTGCCTGTGGTAGTTACGCTCTTTAGAAAGCTGTCTCCCCAGTAAGCAGAAGCACTACCCACCGAATTAACGCCATTAGTTGTAGGAATAAGTGCTGTAGTAATCTTAGCATTGACAGCTACAGTCTTAGTGTTAGCATCACCAATGATAGTGTTGCCATCTATAGTAGCGTTATTGTCAAACTTAGCAGCACCTGTTACATCCAGAGTACCAGCTAAGTCAGCGTTAGCACCAGTGAATGTTACAGCAGTAGTTGTTCCACTCTTAAGTGTAAGGTTACCTGAGTTACTTGTCAAGGTAGCATAAGTAGTGCCGCCATCCTTAAGTGCTACATTTCCACCATCAGCATCTAAGTTAATGTTACCAGCTACATCAAACAGTAAGTTACCAGCAGATACAGTGTAAGTATTATCTGTAATAGTGGTATAGTCATTATCACCGATACTAACTGTATCAATAAATGCTGTACCATCTACGTACAGGTTCTTGTACTCTAGTAAAGATGTACCCAAGTCAATATCGTTATCTACTACGGGTACAACAAGACCGTCTTGAAAGCGTAGTTGTTCAGTAGAGGTGTTAGATACTTCTACAAATAGACCAAAGCGATTGTCTGCTTGGCTTACTATAAGCTTATTCTTAGCATCTAGGTCAGCGATCAGAGGTACGTAGGAACCCTCATCAGATGAACCATCGTGCTTGTGTCCTGTAGTACCTGTGTCACTTTGTGTAAAAGCATCACGTAGTTTGTTGTACTCTGCGTTGATAGGCGCTGCGCGTACTACAGCGGTAGGTACAATGTCTGCAGTGGATTGGCGTGTATAGCCTGACATGTTTTATTCCTCTCTTAGCGCCTGTCGTTTAGGCCATATGTTAGTGTGATAGCCTGGATAGTGTGACTAGGCTTTGTATTGCTTGCCACGTAACGTACTGAGACAGACTTACCAGAACCAGCAATAGTAGTACGCTCTACAGGGGAAGGGTTACCATCGTATATGTCTGTGGAGTCAAACGTAGCCTTGTCATAATATGCAGCAGCACCTGCAGTAGATAAGAAGTAATCTGAACTTAATTCTACTGAAGGGTCTCCATAGTCATACTCAACAGCCATAACTACAGAGACTTCTCCCTCAGAGCGCATGTACGTATCTACATCATAGAAAGACTTACGAACAGCAGGGTCATCCATGTAGTAGAAGGGTGTCTGAAATAAACTAAAGATGTCTCTACCATCAAAGTCATTACCTACCTCTTGGCGAAATACATACCCGACACTATCGCCATGTATAACGAACTCTTCATCACCAAGGTAACCACTGTTTGCACAGTTTACTGATACGCCTACTAACTGACTAAACTCAAACCCTGCACCACCCTGACCACTACGCCTGATAGCGCCAATGATACCAAGTGAATCTTGGTTAGTAAAGAATAAACGAAACTGTGACTTCTTTTTTATTACTACAGTAGTCATTGTAGCAAGATCTTCGTTAGCTGTATAGTCTTCAAAGATAGACTGAATAGGCTTAGACAATGTAGCCAGCTCAATATCACCAATACGGTCAGTACCCGTAACGGGTCTAATGCCATCAGGTGCTAGAAATAGTATCTCACCATTAAACTCTGCTACACTGTCAGCGGCAACACATCCAAGATTAGACGTAACTGTTTGTAGTGCGAAGTCAGCAATGTTATTACCTACTAAGCGCTTAATGTTATTACGCCCAAAGATATACATCTCATTACGAAAAGTCTTAAGCTGTATAACTTCAAAGCCTACATTGATAACCCCTGCGCCACCTGCAGGAGTCCAATCAGTCTCGTTTACTGGGGCGCTAAAGTATAAGTTGTAAGGCTCAGAAGGGTCACCAGCTAAGAATAAGTGATTGTTAAATGCTGCAACTAAACTAGGTGCGCTGGGCGCTTCTCCACCATTAAGTTGAACATACGTTGTACCATCCCAAGTAGCGGCAGGGTTAATACCATCAGCCATAGCAAACTTAGATGCACCCCAGTTAAAGCTTTCAAAGCGTACCTTAGATACACCAACCATAGTAGGAGAACCTACGCTAGTAACAGCCTGCCATCCTTTTACTACAGGAGTAGCCTGTACTGTACCTGTAGCCGTAGATGTACCACCTGTTAAAACATTACCTGTAGCAAATATAGCATCAGGTAGCTTGCCAAAGTTAATTACAAGAGCGTTTGCAGTTTTAGAGATAACTGTTCCTGTAGCAGCTACTCCTGTGTCATCACTTGAGCTAACTACACCTGTTACAGTTTCGCCTACTGCAAAGCCTGAACCCTGTCCTGAAGCTAATGTAACATCATAGTAATGGTTATACCAGTGTAGGTAGTTATTACCAGAAGCAGGTTTACGACAACCAAAGATGCCCTGATTAATATTAGCAGATACATGTACGCCTAACACAGGGCTATTAGCTAATCCTGTAAGCTCACCATAAGAGTTTTTATAACCTGATATACGTCTATACCCACCATTCAAGGCAGGCTCATAGTTGATAAGACGCAGTGCTGAACCTGCCATCTGACCACCCTGTGTTAAAGGGTCTTGGTTAACTACCAAGCCACCCATACAAGGTGTAGCAAAGGTACGTAGGTTATCAGCCATTAGTTAGTGCCAGTCTGCTTGTTAAAGTATCTGCCAGCTATTACAGAGGATCTAACATATAAAGGTAAGTCAAGAAGTAAACGGCGCATGTTATCCATACCATCCTCAAACTTCTGCTGGTGTAATGCAGCACTCTGTTCGTTAGCACGAAAGCGCATAAGATACATTGTAGCACCATCAACTATCACCGTGTTAAAGCGATCAGGTATTATACATAGATCATTATAAGAAACTAGATCAGAAGGATATGACCAGTAGCGGTACTCTAATTCGTATGCATCATCTTGTAGAGGTGTAATACCAAACTTCATGTCCTGTGTCTGGTAAGCAATGTTAGGTACGCTATGCCCATCTGCACCGCTAACATCTTCACCTGAGCGATACTTACGAATATAATCCTCATAAGTAATTACGGGTAGTCTAGCAGGTGTATTACCCTTAGAAGGTAGACGCTTGAGGTAGATAGTGTCCCAGTCAATTTTAGAAGCATCTGGGGCAAAGTCATACACACCTGTACCAACGGTAAGGGTTTGCGTATATGTTGTAAGTGTAAAAGGCCACTCTTGGCTGTTCTGCAGGATCTCACGTATAGCAGAGTTAATAGCATCCTTAGCTAACGCTTGTAAGTTACGTGCGTCACCAAAGCCATCACCACCAATATCAAGTTCAACTTCATTGACACGGCGTAATGCCTGATTAACTAGAGTTACATAATTAGCCATAGAGCTATCCTAATGATAAGTGTGTTGAAGGGCCAGCCTCTTGACAAGACCAGCCCAACAAACTAAGTAGTATTAAGCAGCGTTGTAACGTACTGTTAGCAATGCCTCTGGGCGCAGAATCTTGCGGCCATAGAGGTGCATACCACGCACGATGTCAGCAAAGCTGTCTGGGTCACGGTAGTTCTCAACTTTGTTGATCTGCTCTGCAGAAGCAACAGCATCCTCCTGACCAGCTACAATAACGCCATAGTTAGCGTCTTGTGCAGTTGTACCAGAAGTACCAGCGCCCGTGCCTTTTGCTGGAAGGTTCGTAGACACATAAACACGGAAGCCGTGCAAGTTGTTTAGAACCAAGCCATTCATAAGACCTGCCCCACCGAAGTCAGCATTTAATACGCGACTGTCTTCGTCTTTGAGCATCTCTACGAACACTGGGTCAACACAGATCCAACGCCCACGTGAGTCAACACTTGCTGTATCCATCTTACGAGCCATACGAGCTACGACTGTTAAAGGAGATACTGTAGTTGCTGACAATGCAGTTGCACCTGGTAAACGTGGTGCTAATGGAACTGAGTCTCCTGCTGTAGCAGAACCTGAGATGGTCAAGCTTGAGAAGTCAGTTGCGTCCAAGTGGTTCGCAGCAATGTATTCACCAGTAGCAGTCAAAGCAGTTTGCTTATCACCTGATGAACTAGTGATGTGAGCACCAGCAGCAGTGTGACCTGAGAGGTACGACAATACGTCTGCGTCCATTGCATCAGCCATCTTATATGCTGCACGATCAGCAGCCAAAGATGTGAAGTCTACATTTGAGAACTGCTCTTCAATGTCATCCATTTTGAAAGCAAAGTAGTTAGCTTGGTCAATGGTGAGCGAGAAGTCAGAGTCATCAAGCTTCTCTACTGAGATACCTGTGTGACGCTGCAGAGCGTTGACTGTTACGTCTGGCTCTTTCTGAATGCGAACAGTGTCGCCTTGGTTTGCAATCTCACCGAAATATGAGTTGTTGGTGATTGCGTTAGTAACAGCAGCCTTGCGTAGAGCAATCTGTGCCTGTTTGGAGTAGATAATTGGGGAGAAGTTCCCGTTAAATCCACCACCAGCGGTTCCAATAGCCATAATAATTCTCCTTTATAGATATGGCGTGAGATTTAGACACTACATATCCACAATAAAAGAGGCTCTTTGTTCTAGGGTAGTCAGCATTGCTATCAGGAGGGCCATCCTTCAAGCGCTGGGCCTATACTCAGAGGTAGTTCTTCGTGTGGCTAGTGCTTATTGAAAAGCATGTACAGGCAGTTAATGCCTGACACTGTACATACCTATAGTTTTATCTACGATTAAAGAAATGTCAAACTATTTCTTACTCATATCGTAAATAAATTTACCAGAGCGCTGAGCATCAAAGATCTCATCCATGCGCTTCTCGTATTCCTTTAGTGACATCTTGGATACCTGTGATTCACTGAGGTACTTAGATGAGTCATCTGTATCTGGTGTAGCACGTCCCTTAGCCTTAACTGAATACGCAGCTGCTTTATC